CGACGACATATTGAATAGGTGCTCCATGACGAAGTGCAAGAGAGATTGTCCTAGTATGTCCAGCGTGGTTAGGGTTGTCAAAAACTGAAACAATATCCTTTATAAGAAATCCGTCACCATTTTTGCCAATCTGAAGATCGTATCTAGAATTCTTAGACTTATACGCATGCTTTATAATGATTCCTTTCTTATATTTTCGAGGTATCTCTATGTACTTCTGTAGTCCGCCCATGACTTCGTATGGCCTGCCATCCAAAAGTCCTACCATTACCGTCCAGGCTTCACCCTTAATTGTTGCGTGATGAATATGGCACTCAAGCTCTTCTGGCCTTAAAGGTGCTTCATATGTTTTAAACTTATTTTCCTTTATAGAGCTTACTAGTACTCCGCTACGGCAGCCGTCCCTATATACAGTAACACCTTTGCACCCTGACTTCCACCCTGTCATGTAGATCTTCTTGATGGTCTCTATATCTGTGTCTGATGGTACATTTGTAGTATTTGAAATTGCATGACAAATCCATTTTTGTGCAGAAGCTTGAACATTTACTTTGTTTATCCAGTCAATATCATTTGAAGTAGCATTATAATAAGGAGATTTTTTAATATCTGTTAGTCCAGATATATCCATCCATTTTTTAAATCCGTGGTGGTAGACATCATACTCTTGCCACCGATCTCCTGAATCATCAATAAAGTCCACTCTTCCATCTAGATCATTTTCTGTGAGCTTTTTTCTTCTTGTGTACTTAAGAAGATATGCAGGCTCTATTCCGCTAGTCGTTTGCGTGAGAGTTGATACAGACCCAGCAGGCGCTGTAGTCGTTAGAGCTATATTTCTGCGACCGTATTTTTTGCTCATCTCATGGACGTCAGCAGCAGAACCCCAAACTCTTTCAAGGAATTCGTGACCCCTCTCTTTATCATGATTGTGAATAGGAAAAGCACCTCTTTCTTTTGCCATAATACAAGAAGATCTGTAAGCGTTAACTGCAAGTGTCTTATATAGCTCTTCTGTGATCTCAATAGATTTTTTTGAACCATACCTGATGCCTAGAGATGCCAATGTATCTCCGACTGCAGTCACACCCAGACCAGTTCTCCTGCCAAGCTCAGCAGCCTTTTTAATATTCATCCAAAGGTCTTTTTCAATTTCTTTAACGTTCTCAGGTTCAGGATCATCATTTATTTTTTTAATAATTTTTTCAATTTGTTCAACTTCAAGATCAACCATGTCATCCATCAGGCGCTGAGCCTTCTGAACAATGGTAGACATTTTTTGATAGTCAAATTCTGCATCTTTAGTAAACGGATTCTTAACAAAGCTAAAAAGATTAATAACCATTAATCTACAACTATCAAAAGGAGATAAAATAATTTCCCCGCATGGATTTGTAGAAGTAGATCCGAATCCATCGGAGTCGTATACATCAGAAGGTGTTAAATTTTTCGCTGTGTCCCAAAAAAGAAGACCAGGCTCAGCACAGTCATGTGCGCACTTTATAATTTCGTCCCAGAGATCACAAGCATCCATTCTGCCCTTAACAAGGTGATCAGACTCAGAATCAACTGGAAATCTAAGTTCAAAATCTGTCTTTTTCTCAACAGCGTTTAAAAATTCATCAGTGAGCTTAACTGATATATTTGCTCCGGTGACCCTGGTTAGCTCTCGTTTGATCTTTACAAAGTCTTTAATCTGTGGGTGATGGACAGATATTGTCAACATCAATGCGCCTCTGCGGCCGCCCTGGGCTACTTCTCGACAGGAATTAGAAAACCTATCCATAAAAACTTCAATTCCATCAGTCGTCTTTGCAGCGTTACCCGTAGAAAGACCCTTGGGCCTAATCGTAGAAATATCAAATCCCACGCCGCCTCTTCTCTTTGCGATCTGGACAAGTTCTTGATCAGTTTTTAGAATTCCACCATACGAATCATAAGGTGATTCAATAACAAAGCAATTAGAAAGTGACTGAATTCTATGATCATTTCCAATACCCGCCATCGGAGAGCCTTGAGGAATAACATATTTAAAATCTTTAAATAAATTATAAATCTCATCTTCAGACATTGGGCTTGGGTACTTTTCCTCTATTCTAGAAAACTCTTGTGCCATTCTTCTGTGCATATCATCTGGTGTTCTTTCTAATAAATCACCATCTTTTGTTGAAAGCGCATACTTCGTAACAAAAACATTTGCTGAAAGCTCATCTCCTCCAAAATACACTTTGCTACTCTTCATAGCATCATTAAAACTTACCACTAAAGTTAGCCTCCCACTTTCTTTTTAAACAAATATTTGCGATAAGTTAATCACCGCTTTGTAATTCATTCCACTTAGATTTTAATAAGTTTTTCATAAGATCTTTGTCAGACTTTACGACTTCACTTAAAGAGAGCTCATCTGCATTGTCAATTATATTAATACGGCTGGTAGAAGTATCCAGCATAATCGGAAAAAGAATTCCATCACGACCTGCTCTATTTTTAGCTATAAACATTCTACCTACACCGCTAGATTTTTCCATAGGCTTTCTTGATATTGAGACAACAACGTCAGAAACCATAGCCTTTCCATAGGCCTCAGACATATTTTCTAATCCGACAACTGAAGCGTTAGACGCATCTCTATTGGCCTGACTGGCTGTCCATATAGGAATTTTCATATCCATCGCCAGATTTCTAAGCTCTTCATATATTAATTTAAGCTCATGCCTAAGAGAATCATACTTTCTAGATGATCTCATGATGTCTGCATAATCAATAATTATCAGACTTGGAACAAAAGATTTAAGAGAAAGTTTTTCAAGATGTGCTCTAATAGTATTGACTGTTGCAGATCCTGTTGGGTACTCCTTGATTATTAACCTTCCTAAGTCCATATTATCGTATTTAGAAAGTACCTCTTTCTTTCTATCCCTTACTTCATTACTTGGAATATTACATAGATTGCTATCGTATCTAATCCCGACAGATGTCTCTGTTAGTTCAAAAGTATAATGAACAACATTTTTTCCAACCCTGAGTGCTGCTGCACCGACGTGTACTAAAAAGTGAGATTTTCCAACACCCGTGGGAGCTGTGATTACACCAATCTCTCCTCGTCCAAGCCCTCCGTTTAATATGTCCTTTTTGTCAATTTGTGGAATACCAGTCGGGCATGTAATCCTGCTAATCTTAGCAAATCTGGCTTCTGTGTCTTCAAAAAAATCATGACCAGTAGTAGAAGGCGTTCCAACAGATATCGCATGCTTCATTAAATCAACAACTGACTCATACTTCTCAGACTCAATCAATTCAACAGACTTTTCCAGGGCATCTTTTAATGCCTGCTTTCTACAAAAATCAAGAGACTTTTCTTTGACATACTTTAAATCTCCTGCATCTGGATTCATTCTTACTCTATGAAGAAATTCAACTATCTGATCTCGAAGAATTGCATCTGTTCCTTCCTTTAGCTCATCCTTGATAATCGTGACCAGTATCGATAGCGTTGGAAAGCACTTATACTTTTCAAAATAAGAAAAATACTTCTGTGTCAAATAGGTGAGATACTTTAAATCAAAATATTCAGGTGTCATCACATCAGTCATCTGAGTAGCCCAGTTACTATCTGTCAAGAAAGATTGAAAAATCTTTTCTTGAAATGACTTACCGTATCTCTTAAAGTATGGATCCATTAAATAATTTCCTTTATTTTAAATGTAGCGCGTAGAAAGAAAAAGCCGATCTACATTAAAAGTTTGAATTCCCTCTTTTAAGAGAATCCTTAATACATTCATCTTATTTCTAACAGGGCTAAAAGTATCAATAGAATTATTAATCTTATCAATCTGAAATGGTGATAGATTTTTGCTATCGAGATAGATAAGCTTCCAGTTTCTTCTTATGAGATCCTCTGAAGATGTGATTCTCTCATAAATCTTTAGCTTGCTCCCTTCAGTGAGGCATGTCTTTGAAACTTGAATAATTTCTTGTATTGTAATATCATCATCGCTTTTAAGCTGAGGAAATCTATTGGCAAGCGTCTTGAATCCAGCTCCTCTGACACCTTGAATATTGTCAGAAGCGTCTCCTACAATAGATTTTGCTAAACAAAAGTTTGAAGGGGATATTTTAAACTTTTCCTTGACCTCTTTTTTTGTCACAAGCTTCTTCCACGTTGGA